GCGAGCACTGATACGGATCCGTCGTCTTCCTCGCTTCGTCCAAGCTGCCCTTGCGCGTCCTTTACCTCAAACTCTTCAATCAAGCAGCATTCTTACGAATACTGACCATATAGGGACAGCCATTCGCCGACTGGCAGCTTGGCAGTTTACGGCGAGGCTGCCTCAACCGCATCCCTGGCCAAGCCTGCGTCAGAAGTCCTCTGTCACCCGCACGCGCCGAAGAACGGAAATTCACCGGGGGGATTACCCCCTCCCATTCGGCCGCTAAGTGCGTTTTCGAGTATCCCGACGTCCCTGCCATCGATGGCCGTGATGCGGTAGCCCACGACCTCTCCTCTTCTGCAGCTCACCTCGAAAGCGACGCGTACTTTCTGTTTCTGGAACGCCTGCAGCCGGTCCGGGAGACCCCGCGCGATGAGACATTCATAGAAGTGCGGCGCATCAACATATCTGAGGCAAACCGCTCCCGCTGTTTGGCCGAGAAGTACGTCACGGCGCAACTCGCGATCGTTGTACCACTCCATTTCTGTGGTGAATGTCCGCTTGTGAGTGCAGGATGAGAAACAGACACTCGCGAAAGCGATTAGGGCGAAAGCATGACGCGGCACGGCGGTGAACCTCAATGGTTATCGATTTTCGCAATCACGGCAGCGGCCGCCTTAGTCAGTTCCTTGTCCGGGCCGTCATCCTTCACAATTTTCTCTAGCTCCGTCCGGGCTGGCGCCGCGGCGGAACCAAGGCGGTCTAAGGTGTCGATTGTCGCTTTCACAACTGAAGCGTCGCTCAACATTTGCCTGAGCCTATCAATTATGGCCGGATGTTGAACCCTAAGGAACCCTATATCCCGCAGCGCCTCAACATCTACAAACTGCCCCCCTTTCACATTTTTGAGGCGGATGGGTCCCAAGCCGGTGGGGGCTTTCGGCCGCTTGCACGAATCCCATTGTCGTAGCTAGACTTACAGTCGGACCACCACAGTACGGTGGCGGGCCGTCGGCGGGACCAGGCCCTCAAAGCAAGTGATAACATCCCCCACTTTGCTTTTGAGAAGCCATGGCTACGATTGCTCCAGACTGGCCCGCTGTTCAGATCGAGATGGTTGCTATCTCCGATCTGATTCCCTATATTCGCAATCCGCGCCAACACTCTGAAGCGCAAATCGTCCAGCTGGCTGCATCGCTCAAAGAATTCGGCTGGACGATGCCAGTGTTGCGCGGCGAGGACAACGGGATCATCGCCGGCCACGGGCGCGTGATGGCCGCGCAACGGCTCGGTTGGCCGGTTGCGCCTGTGGTGACTGCTCATGGATGGTCCGAATCGAAAAAGCGGGCCTACGTCATTGCGGACAACAAGCTGGCCCTAAACGCCAGCTGGGATATCGATCTTCTGAGCACTGAAATCGATGCGCTGCGCGAGGAAGAATTCAATCTCGACTTGCTCGGTTTCAGCGATGCCGACCTGGCGCGCCTGGCTGATGATTTGACTGCCGAACAGTTCGGGGAAGCTGCAGCTCGTCCCGCCGCGGCCGCTGCTCAGCCCGAGGTTCACGCTATTGTCGCCCATCAGCCAGGCGATCTGGTTGCGCTCACCATTCCCATGGCGCCAGCGCAACGCCACACCATTTTCGAAGCCATCAAAAAAGCGAAAGCTCTGTTCGCAATCGAGCAGAGCGGAGAAGCACTATGTCGGATAGCCTCACAGTTTCTCGACCGCCAATAGCTTTCACCGGCTACGACCTCGCGAAAGCTCACAACGGCGTTTTGGCTGAATTGGGTCCGTCTGTTCTACGGCCGATCAAGCCCGCAAACATGCGCTTACCAGCTGGACAGACTCACTTTGGATTTGTTCAAGGTGGCGGGCTCGAGGTCGATTGTTTCGCGTGCGGACAGTCAGAGCTGAAGATTCCATCGGGTTTCTATTTTTCGATTCCCGATGAAGCTCACGTTTTCGTCGATAACCCGCAAGCAACGGGCATCGTGGTTTCCGCGCGCGGTCACACCGGATTCCTCACAATGGGCTGGCTCGAATTGATGGGCCGCTTGCGCTACATCGACGGCTGCACCGATAGCTTGCTTGTTCCGCCGATCAGATTGGGCGATCCCTGCTTGAACCTGCTCTACTTTCCAAAAAACACCGATCAGACCATGCACACTCACCCCAGTGATCGCATTGGAATGATCCTTTCCGGCCAGGGCGTGTGTGTCACCCAAGATTCGGAAAGCGAAACCGTCACGCGGCTTTTGCCAGGAATGTTGTTCTGTATTCACGCTGGCGGTCGCCACAAGTTCCGCACCGAGGACAACGTGATGCGGGTTCTCGCCTACCATCCCGATAGCGATTTCGGGCCGACTGATCTTGACCACCCCATGATTAACCGAACGATGGTCGATGGCGTGAGCGCCAATCAGATCACGGAGATTCACACGGCAGTCGGATGAGACGTCTCGCCAAATCCTGGTCCGAGCGCAACGTTTACCAAATGGCACTCGAGCGCTTCGAGCTGCTCTACAAGCGGTTCGATACCGTTGCGATCAGTTTCTCTGGCGGAAAGGATTCGACCGTTTGTCTGCACCTGGCGCTCGAAACCGCCAGAGCGATGGGCAAGCTACCTGTTCAAGCCTACTTTTGGGATGAGGAAGCGATTCATCCGCCGACCATCGAATACGTGGAGCGCGTTCGGCAGCGCGGAGACGTCGAGCTGAAATGGCTTTGCCTGCCGGTGAAGCACCGCAATGCTTGTTCGCGCAAATCGCCTTACTGGTATTGCTGGGACCCTAAGCACGTCGATCTGTGGTGCCGGGACATCCCCGAGCACGCGATCACTCAAGCGAAATGGTTTCGCCACGGCATGACCATCCCGGAGGCCTCGCCGTACGTCTTCGGCCGCAACCACGGAACTGTGGCGGATGTGCGCGGGATTCGCGCTGATGAAAGCCTGCGCCGGCTCATGTCGGTGATGCGCCGCCTCGAAGATAACTGGATCGGCAACGCTCGCGATGGCCACAGCTATCCGGCTTCGCCCATTTATGACTGGCTGATGTCTGATGTTTGGTCCGCGCCGATGCGCTTTGGCTGGGACTACAACCGGACCTACGATTTGTTCTACAAGGCTGGCATTCCCATGCAGGACATGAGAGTGTGCCCGCCGTTTGGCGAGGAACCGCTTGGAGCCTTGCACAAGTACGCGATGTGTTTCCCCGAGCTGTGGCACAAGATGGTGCAGCGTGTTCCTGGCGCGGCTACGGCTGCTCGTTACGCCACCACTCAACTGTACGGCTACGGCGCGGAGCGCTTGCCCGAAGGCATCACTGACTGGCGGGATTGGAGCTTACGGCTGCTCGGCTTGTTCCCCGAACCGTACCGGTCAATGATCGCCCACAGCGTCAAATGCATGATCGATATGCACAAATCGAAAACTCACCGGCCTATCCCCGATTCCGATGCGGATCCACTTTCCGGTTTGAGCTGGCGCTTCATTGCCAACGTGGTGAAGCGCGGCGATCTGAAAGGCCGGCGCCGCGGGAAGCTGCAGGATTACGGTTTGCAGGCCCAAGCAAAACTCGGTCTTACTTTAGACGAAGTCTTATCTATGGAAGGCGGCGATGCCACGCGCTATTAAGAAGCCTAACGGTCCAGCCGTGACGAGCGGCGGGCGCACGTTCGACCGCGAGCCGATCAGCAACGTCCAGTGGGTTCACCGTTCGGAGCTGCGCGCCAACGACTACAACCCCAATTCGATGGCGCCGCCCGAACGTGAGCTAACGATCCTGTCGATTCTGGAGGACGGCTGGACTCAGCCGATTGTGGCGCTGGCTGACGGTGAAATCATTGATGGTTTTCACCGCTGGTTTCTGAGCGAAGATCCCCGCTTGGAAACGCGGTACGGCGGATATGTGCCAGTCACAAGGGTTATTTGCGACCGCGTGCACCAGCAAATGTCGACCATCCGCCACAATCGGGCTCGCGGCACCCACGCGATTCTGCGCATGGCTGACCTAGTGACCGGGATGTTGAAAGCTGGTGTGCCCGAGAAAGACATCATGCGCGGCCTGGGCATGGAGGACGAGGAAATCACGCGCCTGTCGACCTCCGCTGGAATGCCCGAGCTGGCGAGCAAAGCCAACTTTTCCCAGGCCTGGAAACCCGGTGAAAAGATCGAGGAGCTGTCCTGATGTTGGTGGGAGTTTCGGAATTGGCGCGGCATTTGAAGCGCGATCCATCGGCGGTGCATTACGCCGTCAGGATGGGCCACATCACGCGGCGACCGGATGGTCTGTTCGAACTGGAGAAAGTTTTAGTCGAATGGCAAGCCAACACGCTCCACGAGCGGGGCCACGATAACCGCAACGTGCTCGAAATGCAGCCAGCGCCGGATTTGCCGCTCGACAACGAACGACCGGCAAAGAGCAGCGATTACGCAAAGGCGCGCGCCGCTACGCAGATTTTCGAAGCGCGGCTGAAAAAGCTGCGGTACGAAGAGCGAGCCAAGAATCTTGTTCCAGCGCGGGATGTCGAAGATGCAGCGTTCCGCACGATCAGCTGTTTACGTGAAGCCTGTATGAACATCCCGGCCAGGCTCGCAGCTCAGCTGGCACTCGAGAGTGATCAGGGCAAGGTCTACGCCATTCTCGAAGCGGAAGTCGTCGCCATCTTCACTGATTTTGCAGAGGGCCGGATCGCATGATCGAGGGCATCAGCAACGCAACGGATATCTACCGAGGAGCAGCACGAAGCGCAGCGCGGCCCGAAGCTAATCTGCGTGTGTCCGAATGGGCTGATCAGAACCGAGTTCTTACCACGAGATCCTCGCCAGAGCCAGGCCTGTGGCGCACCAGTCGCACTCCGTTTCTGGCCAACATCATGGATTCGCTGGGCGCAGCATCGCCGTTTGAGCGCGTGGTGTTCATGAAGGGCTCGCAGATCGGCGCTACCGAATGCGGCAACAACTGGATCGGCTATGTAATTCACCTGGCGCCTGGTCCCATGATGGTGGTCCAGCCAACCGAAATGATGGCCAAGCGCAACTCCAAGCAGCGCATCGGCCCGCTGATCCAGGATTCGCCCGTGCTGCGAAAGCTGGTACGTCCGAGCCGTGCGCGTGACAGCGGCAACACCATCCTGGCGAAGGAATTCCTAGGCGGGATTCTGGTCATGGTCGGAGCCAATAGCGCCAAGCAGCTGCGCTCGATGGCCGCTCGCTATCTGTTCCTGGATGAAGTGGATGCCTATCCCGATAACGTCGACCGCGAGGGCGAGCCATGCGACCTCGCAATCGCGCGCACCACGAACTTTCGGCGCAAGAAGATATTCATCACGTCGACGCCCACCATCGAAGGACGTAGCAGGATTGCGCACTTCTTCGCTCAATCGGACCAGTGTTATTACTTTGTTCCGTGTCCGCGATGCGACCGGATGATTGTTCTACTACCGGAGCAGCTCCAATGGTCCCGCACCCACAGCCATCAGGCAGCTTATATGTGCCAGGAGTGCGGCGATGAAATCTTCGACCACGAAAAGAGCTACATGCTGCCGCGCGGCGAGTGGCGGCCGACCGCGCCTGGCGATGGCGGCATCACCCGCGGCTACCACCTGTCCAGTTACTACTCGCCGGTAGGCTGGCTGAGCTGGGCGCAGATCCTACGGCAGCGTGACAAGGCCGCCGGCAAACCGGACAAGCTTCAGACGTTCTACAACACGGTTCTCGGCCTCACCTGGATGGATCAGGGCGAAGCGCCGGATTCGGACCGGCTGTATGAGCGGCGCGAACCGTATTTAATCGGCGAGGTACCTGATGGCGGATTGGTGCTCACAGCCGGCGCCGACGTGCAGATGAACCGGATTGAGGTCGAAATCGTCGCTTGGGGTCCGCGCAAGATTTCCTGGAGCGTCGATTACCGCGTTCTCGAGGGCAATACCAACCAACCCGAGGTATGGGCGAAGCTGGCCGAGCTGATGGATGAGGATATTCCCACAGTCAGCGGCGCCAGCCTGCGGATCGCCAAGCTCGCCGTGGACACCGGATTCAATACCTCCGTGGTATATGACTGGTGCCGTAAGATGCTGCCGCAGCGCGTGATGGCCATCAAAGGTATGAACGTTGCCGCGCTGATCGGATCGCCGTCCATGATCGAGGTTGGTCCCAGCGGACGGATGATCAAGGCAGGCCTGCGGCTGTGGCCGGTGAATACCGCGATCGCCAAGGAGGAGCTGTACCGCTACCTGCGGTTGTCCGCGCCCGACCTGGGAGCCGGCGAGAACTGGCCTACCGGATATTGCCACTTTCCCGGTTACTCGAAGGAGTATTTCGAGCAGCTGACCGCCGAGCAGCTGATGACGCGCAAGGTTGCTGGCCGGACCACGACCAGGTGGGAAAAGATCCGCGACCGGAACGAAGCTCTGGACTGCCGGGTTTATGCGCGCGCGGCCGCAGCGAGCCTCCGCTTGGAAACCTGGACCGATCAGCAGTGGGATCAGCAGCAACAAGCGATCCGCAAATCGGTGGAGCGATCCGCGCTGAAGCCCGAGAGACGGGAATTGAGTCCCATGCCGCGATTCCGGCCAATCGGTTCTGCACCTGATTCATTTTTGGAGTGACACATGGCGAATGGACAACTACCCGCAACGCCCCAGGATGCGCTGGATATAGCGCGTAACCAGCTGTTCCTGTTGATGACTGGACAGCAGGTACACGAAAGTGAAACTCCCCAGCTGGGCCGTGTCCAGTTCCAAGCGACGACCACAGCCGATATGCAAAGGCTGATCGATTACCTGGAAGGACTGGTCGCGAATGGTAATACGTGGCCCGATGCTAGCAATCCAGGCGGCGGCAGCATGACCGCGGGCAACACAACCGGCCGTAAGCCGTTCAGCATCTTCGGATGGCCATGAGTCCAAAACTCCCAATCTCTGCTGCTCAGCTCGCCGCGGCGCTGAAGAGGCGCAAGCCCTCGCTTATGTCCAGGGTCTTCGGTCGCAACAATGGCGAAATGCGCGCGATGTTCCCGCCAGGTCCCGATGGGACGGGAGCTACGAGCAACCATCCGTACTGGCGCTTTGACACCCCATACGCCGGCGCTTCGTGGATTCGCAAACAGCTGAGTAACTGGCTGCCAATGCGCGCCGCGGCGGATGCCGAGCTCCTGTGGGACATGCAGATGCTCGTCGCGCGGGCGCGGGATCTGGACCGTAACAACGGAGTCGCATCGGGAGCTTTCCAGACGGTTCAGGACAACGTAATCGGCATCGGGTTGCGTCTCGCTCCATTTCCCGATTACCGGGCTTTGGGCAAGGATGCTGAGTGGGGTCAGGATTGGAGCCGAGAGGTTGTGAGTCTTTGGCGTACGTGGTCCGAAACGTCAATGTGCGATGCAGCCAACAAGATGACGTTCGCTTCGCTCACGCAGCTGGTGTTCCGTTCGGTGCTGCAAAACGGTGAAGCGCTGGCCCTCCCGCTCTGGCTGGATCGACCGAACGCCAAATTCAGAACCTGTCTCCAATTGGTCGATGTCGACCGACTTTCGAACCCCGGCAATATGACCCCGACGCTGTGCATGCGCGGCGGCGTCGAGCTGGATGAATATGGAAAACCGCTCGCCTACCACATCCGCAAGATCAGCACATGGCCAGCGATGTTCTTCCCGGCAATCGGTGGTGTAGCTGGCGAATGGGTTTGCGTTCCATCGGAAACCAGCTGGGGCCGTAAGCGGGTGCTTCATGTTTACAGCCAGGATCGCGTCGACCAGACGCGCGGTAAGCCGATTCTGACGCCGGTCATCGAACAGTTTCGGATGATCGATTCCTATCAGCGAGCTGAGTTGCAAAGCGCCATCGTCAATGCTCTGGTAGCTGGCGTGATCGAAACGCCGCTCGATCCTGGGACGCTCGCGGAACTGATGGGAGGCGATCCCAATGCTTACCTGGCATCGAAGAACGAATATCGCGTGGCCCTCGAGGGAGGCACGTTCATTCCGCTCTATCCCGGCGACAAGATGACTCCATTCGCACCGGACAGGCCGGCGCCCCAGTTCGCGGCGTTTTCCGAGTTTGTTTTACGCCAGATCGGAAGCGCTCTGGGAATGCCCTACGAGTTGTTGCTGAAGGATTTCACGAAGACGAATTATTCTTCGGCGCGCGCAGCGCTGCTGGAGGCTTGGCGCACGTTCACCGTACGGCGCGATTGGATGAAAACCTACTGGGCTCAGCCGATCTATGAGCTGTGGTTCGAGGAAGCTGTGGATACCGGTTTAATCGAGGCACCGAATTATTACGAACTCCAGCCTTACTACACTCGCGCGAAATGGATCGGACCTGGCCGCGGCTGGA